CAGGACAGATGGAACCGTCTGAACTGAGGCGATGCGAAAAGGAGATAGCCGCGGAAGTAAACAGACTGCTCGGAGCGTTTGTCATTGCCGGAATAGTGGGACCAGAGGATGTGAAGAAAGATGGCACCCTTAAAGAAGAAAAGAATACAGATTCGTAAATTTCCAGTCACACAATACCAGGCAGACGCACTCAAGCAGCTCTGCCCGCCTGAGAACATAACCGTTTCAGAGTGGGCAGAAAACTACAGAGTCCTAGACTCCAAGACATCCGCCCTCCCAGGACCATGGCGAAATGACAAGACGCCGTACCTGAAGGAGATCATGGATGAGCTCATCAATTACGACACGGAAAGAATTATCTTCGTAAAACCGACACAGGTCGGAGGAACCGAAGCCCTTCAGAACATGCTCGGATACGTTATCCAGCAGGATCCATCCCCGACCATGATCGTCTACCCAACAGACATCCTGGCCAAGAGTATCAGCGAGAACCGACTGGAACCAATGATCATGGCAACCAGGACGCTGAAATCGCTTTACAACAAAAACGAATCATCACAGCTGGAGCTGCAGTTTGATGGAATGTACCTGTCGCTGGCCGGATCCAACTCGCCATCGTCCCTGGCATCGAAGGCGATCAAGTACCTGTTCTTGGATGAGGTGGACAAATACCCAGGATCATCCAAGAAAGAGTCGGATCCAATCTCACTGGCGATGGAGAGAACCAAGACCTTCCGAAACAGGAAGATCTACATGACGTCAACACCAACTCTGGCCACCGGCCATATTTGGAAAGCACTCATGGATGCGGATATCGAAAAGCATTACTTCAT